CGCAGCTGCTCAGGCGTCGGCATGCGGTGCGCCGGGCCGGGAGAAACGTCGAAGTCCGGGTTGCGGGCGTAAAGGAACGCCTCCTGGATGTCGATGTAGGTGCCGATCAGGTTGGCGTCGACCAGGAAGCCAGAATCGCCGCGCGCTTGGCGCCGGTCGTTCACGTACTGCTGGCGGGCGTCCTTGTCGAACTCGCGGGCCTCATCGAAGCGGGCCATCCAGCGCTTCACGTCGGCCTGCATGCGGCTGATCTGCTGGGCGCGCGCCGGATCGGGATCAGCGGCGGCCGCGATCCCGGTTTCGAGTGCTGCGATGGGTTGGTCTGCCATGGTCGGGCCGGTCTGCGAACTGGCCCCAAGGTGCCCGAGCTGCCGGAGGCATCAACGGTAGTAGCGCGCCGTCTTCTCGTCCTCGTCGCGGTCGGCGGCGTCGCGCTGCTTGAACCACGGGTCTGTGAATGGCGCGGGCGGAGCCGGCTTTGCCTCGGGCGGCAGGCTGCCGTCGGCCATGAGGTCGATGCCACGACCAAACAGGCTGCACACGTCAACCATGTCGTCGCGGCGGCCGTCCTCGCCAGTGAAGGCGCACAGCTGGTCGATCAGCCGGTCGCCCCATTCGGTGTTCGGGATGTGCACTGAGCCCGTCGCAGCGCGGGCAGCGAAGCCCAGGGCGCGGTCTGCCTTGCTGCCAGCACTGGCCAGCGGCACCCGGTGCACGAACGTCTGCGTGGCCTTGGCCGCGCGGCGGATAGCGCCGTCGGTGGTGCGCAGGATGACGCCCATCTCCTCGAACGCCATCACCGGCTTGTTGCGCCTGCCCATCTGCATCAGGGCGGCGATCCACACGGACGGGTCTTCCTGGCCGCTCCACCAGTCCACGAACCACATGTCGCCCACGTGGTCGAGGCCAGCACAGCCATGCTCGGTCCAGTCGGGGTCGGCCTCGGGGTCGTCCGGGTCCGGTGCGCCGGCGTAGTCGCTGGCCAGGTACTTGCGCAGCCCCTTCGGCTCGTCGCCCAGGTTGAAGCGCTTGAACCAGTGCCGCTTGAACAGGATGCCAGCCTTGGCCCTGGGCTGGCCGCCGAAGATGTGGTCGTGCAGGTCCTGCGACACGGCCAGCGTCTTCAGCCGCTCCGTTTCCATGGCGGGGTTCCACCACGGGTTATCCAGCCAGTTGATCTGGATGACGATCGCGTCCGGGTCGTTGCCCAGCACCCAGCGCTTGTAGGCGTAGTCGTCCTGCTGGTCCGGGTTGAAGGTCACCCAGATCTCGGCGCCGGTGGTGCGGACGATGGTCGGGATCAGCTTGTTCCAGCTGTTGGCCGAGACGTTGGACGCCTCCTCCACCCACACGATGGTCGCGCCTTCGAACGACTTGATGCTATCGGCGGTGTGGTCCTGCAGGCCCGTGAAACTGAACGTGGAGCCGGTCAGGATGCAGGTGATCTGGTCCTCGCCCTGCTTGTTGATCTTGAAGTAGGCCGACAGGCCCATCCGGTTGATGTAGTCCTCGATGACCCGCTTGGAGGACTGGGCGATCGACTTCTGGATCTCGCGCACGCACAGGATGCGGTGCTTGGCCTGCATCGACAGCATCACCAGGATCTGCGCCACGGTGTGCGACTTAGCCGAGCCGCGCCCGCCGTACAGCACCTTAAACTGCTTAGGATTCAGCACGGGCAGCAGCTTGGCCGGGATGTGCACCGGGGTGTGCGGTGCCAGCGGGTTCGGCTGGGCCGACACGGTCACTCGCCCTGCTTGGCCGGGACCACGCCCATCACGTAGAACGGCGGCGGCGCCGGCAGCTTCTCGCCGTCGGCGTCGGCCAGCTGGACCTTCTCCCCGTAGCGCTTGGCGTTCTCCTTGCCGGACTGCCACTTGATGGCGTCCATCATCACGCGGGCAGCGGCAGGGTCCAGTCGGCCGTCCTCGACCTTCTGCATGATCTCGTCCAGCCGTTCGAACCGAGCATCGGCCCGACTCGCGCGCGCGCGCATGTACTGCTGTCGGAAGGAGGCGGGATCATCCTCATCTCCGCCAGCATTGGCAGCCAGCCAGCGGAAGATGGTTCGGGCATCAGGCATGCCCTCGGTCTCGCCGATCTTGGCGATGCTGTCCCCTTGGGCGATCAGGACGCATACCCGCTCGGCCAGGTCCTGCGTGTACTTGCTCGGACGACCGATGGGCTTGCCCGGCTTCTTGGCCGTGCTGGCCTTGGGCTGCTTACCGGCCATTAGCGGCCTCTGCGGCCCTCAGCCGCTCCAGTACCTTGGGCAGGCGCTGGATCAGATCTTCCACCACGGCAATGTCGTCAGACAGGAACGCGTCTCGGGCGACCTTCTCGGCTTTCTCCCTCTCGACCTGCTCCGCCACTACCTTGGCGGTGTAGCGCGCGCCATCCCTGACCTGCCGGTCACGGGGAGCGAACCCATCGCACCAGACGCGGATGACCCCCTCGACGTCGCCGCCGGCGCGCACGCAGTCACTGACCTCCTTGATCAGCTGCTCCTTCTCGAGACTGGACAGCCAATCAGCCATTGGCCACCTCCGCCTGCAACCGCACCTGCCCCTGCCGGGTGATGCCGAAGCGCTCGTTCTGCTCCTGCGCGTAGCCGTGGCTCACCAGCGAGTCCAGCAGCGAGTCGCCGCCGCGGTGGTGGTCTCGCCACTCCTGCCGGGTCAGGCTGAACTGGCTGGCCAGGTGCTGCAGGCCCTGCGTGATCGGGTCCAGATTCACGACAGGGCCTCCTCGGTCCCACGGGCGATGAGTGACACGGCTCCGGCGTGGCAACCGGTACCGCCGCCGCAACGCGGCAACCCGCTCCCTCGGTGCTGGCTGTTACCCACCTGCCAGCTGGGGCTACCGATACCTGCCTCGGTAGAGGGCCGCATGTGCGCGGTCACGCGGCGCGCCCAGACAGGTCGAACAGGTCGAGCTGTACGGGCAACGGCCGCTTCCGTGGCGCCGGCGTGGCGATGCCCAGATGCTCCAGCATGTCCTCCAGCACGTTCGCGAACGCCTCGGCGGTCACACGGGGGAAGCTGTACTTGCCCACCAACCACGGCCAGTACGGAGACTTCTCGCCCTTGCGGGCCATCTCCACGGCCACCGGCTTGTCCTCGGCCAGGACGAACGCCTGCGAGGTCTCCGGGTTGATCAGTAGGAAGCTGGCTACCGTGCATCCGCGCTGGTTCTCTGCGATTCGTGGAAGGATGGCGTTCAGGGCATCTGCCGGGTTGGTCGGGTCGACCACGCAGACCACGCGCGGCTTCCAGACCTGCCGGAACGGAACACCCTCAGTTGTACCGGTGCGGCGCGGAGCTTCAACGGATGCGGCCATGTTTCGACCTCCGGTGCGGGGTTGGGATACCTGGCTCATGGG